TGGAGATGCCCCAGTCCGTGCAGGATCAGATCGCCGCCACCCTGGAGGCAGTCCGCACGGGTGCGATCGTCAAGCTGGGAGCCGCCCCCACCGGAAAGAAGAAGCGCACCGGGGGCAGCAGCTCGTGAACTTGGCCCACCTTGCCAGCGCCACGAAGGCTCTGAAGAGCCGAGCAGACACCCGCCCTCTTGATTTTGTCCGATGGACCCCACCCCAAAAGAGATGGCTTAGTGACCCATCAACAGTCAAATTGCTTCGGGGCGGCAATCAGTGCGGCAAGACACATGCACAGGCGGCGGAAACGATATGGCGCTGCATGGGTACCCACCCCTTCCTGGAGACCCATCCCGTACCCATCGAGGCGTGGATGGTGGTGTACTCCTGGGAGCAGAGCCTGTCCGTACAGCAGAAGGTGTATGACCTACTCCCCAAGGATGCCCTGATGCCGGATGTCGAGTACACCCACGGGCGCGGCTTCCGGGGCAAGACACCCATCATACGCTTCAAGAATGGGTCCGTGCTCCGTTTCAAGACCTGTTCACAGGGCACGCTGGCCCTCGCCTCCAGCACGATCCACTATTGTGGCGTAGATGAGCCGCCCCCCCGATCTATCTTTGGAGAGCTGGCCGCAAGAATCCTCCGCACTCAGGGGGTGATCGGTCTGACAATGACGCCTGTGGGGCGGAACGACGTGGGCTGGCTGCGGCAGCTTGTGGAGGATGGGCAGGTCTCTGATACCCCGGCACCCCTCACGGTTGAGAACTGCACAGTTGAGGGTGGCCTGTCGCCTATGCTCACCCAGGCGCAGATCGACGAAGTGGCCGCACGCTATCTACCAATTGACCGGGACGCTCGCCTCCTGGGCGCCTGGGAGTGTGCTAACCCGGAGGCCTGCTTCGACGCCTTCGACGAGCACCACATCTCCGAACAGATGCCCCCGGGTGGTCGTCAGCTCAACGTCTGTATCGGCATCGACCACGGGGCCGACGCGGGCTCTGAGTTTGCAGTGCTCACGGTAGTCGATCGGAACGATGAGCACCCCCGCATCTGGGTGATTGACGAGTACAGCAGCGGGGCCGCATCCGAGACTGTACACGCAGCCGGTATCCTTGAAATGCTGACACGTAATGGTCTGCGCTGGGAGCACGTAGATCGGATCGTTGGCGACCGTGCGTATGGCGGCAAGCGGTGGGGCGGTCGCATGTCAAACAGCAGGCTGATCCGTTCTTTTGAGCAGCTCATGAAGATCCAGCCCGGCAGCCTCCGCCCCAGCGTCCGCACAGCCTGGAAGCCCCGGGGATCTGTTTACGTTGGGGTTGGAATAATACACGCCTCAATGGTGCGTGATAACTGTTTCAGTATTCACCCCCGATGTACGAACACGATCAGCAGCCTCCGGAACTTCGACTTTCGGGACGGCCCCCACAAGCATGCGATCGACTCCCTTCGCTACAGCCTGGAAATCATAACGAAGACCCGCCTCTACGCCCCCAATTCAATTAAGATGTACTAAATACCCAGCCCCCTGGTGTGACACATGGCCCTTTCTCTTCTGTCTGCGACAATACCGACCCCCCCAGCAGCCCCCACAGCGGAGGATCAGAAGCGCTGGGACCACAGCAGCCTCCGCATCCGCTTGCTCCTTGGCCGCTGGAAGGAGGACCTCGAGCGCGCGATCTCTCTTCACATCGACCCCAGTCGATCCGCAGCCTGGGGCATCCCTGACCTAAGCTCCAACGTGTTCCGATCGGTCACCAAGCAGATGTCATGCCTGTACGATCGGCCCCCGCTGATGGACAATGCAGACGCCCCAGAAGACGCGGCAGAGCTGGCCGGGGCCATTGAGAAGGCAGGCCTGTGGCCGCTGATGTCTCGTGTGGCTGTCTTCGCTATCGGCTGCCGCGAGTACGCGGTGCGTGTACACGCCACGGCAGACGGTGAGCTGCAGTACCGTCCGATCGCCCCGGACCATCTCATCTGTGCAGCTGACCCAGACCGCCCAGACCGTCCCGTGTATGTGAAGGAGCTGCGACTGCGCCAGCACCCGGTCACTGGAAAGCGCCAATGGTGTTGGGATGTCCTGGACATCTCCGACCCGAGCAACCCCTCGGAGCGCATCATGCTCGCAGACCACCGGGGCAAAGACGTGGATGTCACCCTTGACTACCTGGGAGAGACCCGGACCGGTGAGGCGTACCCGTACAGGGACAGCACAGGGAAGCCCTTTCTTCCGTTGACGCTCATCCACGCAGAGAAGACAGGCCGCCTGTGGGATTCATTCGAGGGTTCAGAGCTGATCTATGGTTCACTGTCCGCAGCCGTGCTGATGTCCTTCTTCGTTCATACAGTGCGGGATGCAAGCTGGCCCCAGCGCTACGCAGTTGGCGCAGTCCCCGCGGGCCTGGAGCACACAGGCAGCGGCAAGGACGCACACCGATCGGTTGCCACTGACCCGGGCTCGATCCTAATGTTCACGAGCGATGGCAACGAGCTGCAGCCCCAGCTTGGACAGTTCACAGCCGGGGCAGATGTCTCCAAGCTGATGGAGGCCGTCTCGCTCTTCGAGAATCGCGTGTCTGAATTTGCGGGCATCTCACCCAGCAACCTGACCAGAAACCACGGCACACCCAAGAGCGGCTATGCCGTGACGGTCACCCAGGCAGGCAAGCGAGAAGCACAGGCCAAGTTTATGCCCACGTTTCGGGTGGCGACTGTTGAGTTGTTGCGTATCAGCGCGTGCATGTTGAACCGTGCCACGGGTTCCTCGTTGCCAGAGACGGGCTACACCGTGCGCTTCCAGTCCGTCCCCTTGAGCCCCCAGGAGCGGGACAGCATCCGCCGGGATGTCCTGGAAAAGATCGAGCTGGGTCTGATGTCGAAGGTAGACGCTTACATGGTGATGAACCCGGGGATCACCCGTCCCCGCGCTCTGCAGGAGCTGCAGCGCATCAAGCTAGAGGAGTCTGTCACAGTTCCGATGTCTGGAGCAGCAGGCACCCCCGCGGATGCCGGGGCTATCATTGGCGACGAGCCGACGATCGACGAGGACGGCAACATCCAGGACGCAGGCGAGCGGGTGATTCTCAACGGTGCCCAGGTCACAGCGGCCCAGGGGATCGTCACAGCTGTGGCTGTTGGCGACCTCCCCCGGGATTCTGGCCTCTCGATGCTCGTTGAGTTCTTCGGCATTCCAGTGGCATCCGCTAATCGAATCATGGGCACAGTAGGTCTCGGCTTCCTGGCCTCATCAGCTACACCAAAACCATAGAGGGAGACAACATGGGGCTATCCTGTCCATCATGCAACGCAGAGATATCTGGCTGGGTGCCAGAGGACCGATTGAAGAAGGCCACCGCTGACAAGCGGGAAGCCACCAGCAAGGCCGCAGAACTGGCGGAGCAGCTGGAGGGCCTGACCGCAAAGGCTGGCGACTCCGAGGGCCTCCAGGCCGAGCTTGACAAGGTGCGCGCGTCGCTTGAGGCTGCCACCACCGGGCACGCTCGCCAGATCGACGTCATGAGCCACGGCATTACAGACCCGGATGACGTGGCCGATCTGCTGGCCATCTACGAACGCCGGGCCCCTGAAGGTCTTGGTGTCGGTGACTGGTTGAGCGCCAAAGACAGTCTACCTCGCTCCGTCTCGGCCCTCCTATCGGTGAACACCCCAGCCCCTGCCCCTGCCCAGGCGGCAGCCCCGATCGAGGCGGCCCCTGTATCTGAACAGAAAGCAGCCCCAGCCCCAGCCCCGATCCCATCGTCGAACAATGGCGCGGTGCCTACTCCCCCAGCGCAGGGTATCCCCAGCGCATCAGAGATCGGACAGATGACAACTGAACAGTACAAGGCGCAGCGTGATCGCATCCTCTCCGGGTTGACAAACGGCGGGTAAACTGTATAACTGTAGACTGTATCTACAGGCCGCGGTTCGCACCCGTAACAGCGTGATCGGCAAATACTCACAATTGCCTCTCACCTTTACGGAGCTTTAACCATGGCCACAATTACCCACGCGACTCTTGAATCTGGAAACATGCGGATGGCGTCGATCCTGTCTCAGGAGATCGCCCTTCTGCTCGCTGACCGCACCTCGATTAGAACGTCTGGCGCTGTGGAATACTTTGGATCAGTGAACGGACTGGGATCGGACACGAAACAAATTCGCCTGGCTGGTTTGGACGGGTATGACACGATGGAGTCTGTCGCAGACGGCGCAGACCCAACGGCCACCACGGACCTGACTTCTTCCGCTGCATCGATCGCGGTCAGTCGCTATGCTCTGTATCGGCACCTCACCGATATCGCAGAGCTGTCCGGCCAGGGCGGTGGAGACATCACACCCCAGCGCCTGGCAGCCTCCGCAGTTGGTGAAGCCGAGAAGTGCTTCATGGACCTCGTAGCCACTGCTATTGCTACCTTTGGTACCGATGTTGGAACCTCTGGTTCTGACGCCACCGTCGATGATGTGTTTTCGGCCCTCGCCACCCTCCAGGGCGCAAGTAACTCCGGCCCCTACTATGCGCTGTTGGCACCCGTCCAGCTCTCAGACCTCCAGTCCAGCATCCGGGCAGAGGCTGGGGCTCTGCAGTTCCTGAGCGCTACTCAGGAGATGTTGAACATCAAGGGTGCGGGATATGCAGGTTCCTTCCTGGGTATTGACGTGTTCACGTCCAGCCAGGTGACCACCGCCACAGGCGATCGCCATGGTGCTATCTGGTCCGCTGGTGCCCTGGGGTACTGCGACGCGCAGCCGGTCATCTCCTACGGTGACGTGGTCCGCCCTGCGGGCTCGTTCGTGACCGTCGAGTTCGAGCGCAACGCAAGCATGGCCGTGACCGAGATCACCAGCTCTGCCTATCTGGGCCTGAGCGTGATCCAGGACGGTATGGGTGTTGGCTTCGTGACAGACGCGTAGCACTTTCGGGCGCCCTGGGGCTGCGGGTTTCCACTGTCTCCCCAGGGCGCGCGCAGCCCCGGGTCGCTTTTCTTTTTTTTACTCAAACGGGAGACACAAAACACATGGCTAGAGACTTTGCATCTATCGGCACCGTGGTCACAGGAGCGGCGGCGGACACACGCCCCGGGGCTAACAAGCTCCCAGGCCGGGCCCGCCCGGACTTTCATCTCATGCACCACCCGGAGAATTGGGAGATCGTCGAGACCTCCACGGGTGAGTATGAATGGCTGCCCCGCCTTAAGCCCCTGTTCCTTCAGGCTGGTATCAATGGGGTGCGCTCTGTGCGTGGTGGCGGGGTCGATGACTCAGCTGCACGCCTGTCCTACCGTGAACGCGGCTGGACCATCATCCCCCGGGATCTGGGCTACGTCACCAAGTACCCCACAACTCGCGGCCCCAGTGCATACCTCACTTGGGACACCCCCCACCTGATGGGCCGCAAGATCGTTGTCCGTCATGATGCCGAGGGCTACAACACCTTCCGCCGTTCGCTGGTCGAGTCTGGCGTGATTCCAACGCCCGCCCCCGAGGCCCTGGAGTCCGTGTTGCATTCGCTGCAGAGTCGGATCAACCGGGCTGGAAAGTCTATCCACATCCCAGGCGTGAAGGCCCGGGTGGACGCAGACGAGAAGCGCCTGAAGGGTGCGAAGGCTGCCACTAAGCGCAAGCGCGCGCCACGGAAGAAGGCGTCAGCGAATGTCTGAAAAGAAGCGCGAAGGCATCGAGCGCACAGCGCGCCAGATCGTCAAGGAATCCGAGCGGAACGGGAAAAGAATCAGTCACGACAAAGCACGTGATCGCGTGCGCAAAGCAATCATCAAAACAGAAAATAAGGCCAGACGTTGAGCGTCTGTGAGAGGTAATCATGGCCAGTAAATTTGCATACCGATATCGCAAGCCGGTGAGTTCCGTCGGTGTTGGTGTCCGCGGCTCTGCCACAGAGGCAGATACATCCACCCCCACCATCACGTCCGGTACAGGTGACCCTACTTCTACGGAGCCCAACGGCTCTTTGTACATGAAGACAGACGCAGCTGCGGCATCTGCAGCGCTCTGGATGATGATCGGCGGTTCCTGGGTCGAAATTGACGGCTCGTAGCCTGGGGTGATCTGTGTCCGTTTCCGATGCCTGGGAGTCGCCATACTCAGCGGCTGTCGCACTACCGCAGTACTTGACGCGAGGCCGTGACCAAACGGTCCAGCTGAAGGTGTACCGCAATGGGGCCCTCGTGGCCCCGTCCAGTGGTACGTACACCCTGTACGACGCCCAGGGCTCACAGGTGGTATCAGCGGCGGCGGTGAGCATCCCGGGATCGGTTGCACAGTACTCGATTGCAGCGGGCACCCTGCCCTCGACACTCCCCCTGGGCGAGGACTGGCGAGAGGAGTGGGCCCTAGCGATGCCGGATGGTGTGACGCATACCTTCCGCCGTCCTGCTGCCTTGGTCCTCCGGGCCTTGTACCCGGTGATCTCGGATGTTGATCTGGAACGTTTGTACTCGGATCTCAACGAGCTGCGCCCCAGTGGGATGACCAGCTACCAGAGCTACATTGACGAGAGCTGGCTGCAGATCCTGGGCCGCCTGGTTGCAGCTGGAGAAGGGCGGTTTCCCTATATGATTCTCGAACCCTTCGCACTTCGAGAGCTTCACCTAGAGACCTGCCTGGCTCTCATATTCCGGGACTTTGCCAGCTCGATGGGGGACGGCAAATACCTGGCCCTCGCAGAGAACCACAAGCGCGAAGCCTCCTTCGCCTGGAAGACCCTGAGTTTTCGGTATGACGAGGACCACGATGGGAAGCCAGACGGGGACAAGCGGAAGTCTTCACAGTCCGTTGTCTACCTCAACAGCGCACCCGCGCGCAGGTGGTCGTTCTGATGGCCATCGCAGTGAAGACGATACGGCAGCGGGTCGCCACCGCTGTGGACGCTGTGACGGACTTCTCGGAGAGTTCCGCCCCCTATGGCGTGTTCCCCCGTGACCCGTCCTCTGTGCTTCACAAACGGTTCGCTGTGGGGTGTCCCCGCACCTCACCCCTTGCGAGCCGACAGAAGCCCGCTGAGGGCGTCCTGTGCCGCACAGATGTCCTGGTCTCCTTCGCTCATCGCATCAAGCCGAAAGATCAGATCACCTCATACGATGACAGCCTCGACGCAGAGGCCGCAATCGTTGCTGCTGTGATGGCCGACACGGGCACCTTGACCGAGCTGCAGCTGTCCTACAACGGGGCCACCTCCCGAGCCGTTGACCCCTCTGGGGAATGGTTCACGGGTGAAGTGGCCTTTTCCTCTCTTCACATCCTGGCCCTTTCATAGGAGACCCCCATGCGCAAAACACACCAGGCATTCCTAGATGAAGTGGCCCCCGGCTGGCGCGAGGCGGACCGCCCTGCCCAGTTCGTCAAGACGATCGATCCCAAGCACCGTATGGAAGCCGCGGCTTCTGTGTGGTGGCTCAAACAAAACCCACCGAAAACCACCGCAAAGAAGAAGCCTGCAAAGGCTTAGGAGCTGAACCATGATCTCAAGTGTCGTTAAGAATTTCCGGGATGGAACCCTCCTCTTAGAGGATGGTACCGGTACCCCCCTTGCTGTCACTGTGCAGTATGAGGCTGGAGACTTCAGCCTGACCGGCCTGACCTCCGGACAGAAGGAGATCACCACCTACCTTGACCGGGGCGATCTGGGGTCCGTGCGCGCTACAAACAGGACATTCCCGTCTGTCGGGTTCAGCGCCCACATGACTGACGTGAGTGACGGTACGGAACTGACGCTTCCTGACATCGTGATGAAGCAGGGGGCATTCTCCGCTGCGGTCTCGACGCTGGGAGCGAATGCCGACGTGTACACGCTCACGCTGACCTGGACGGTGACGGAGCCCGGTGGAGCCTCGCACGTTGTCGTCTGTGACGACGTGGCCCTGTCGATCGACTTTTCAGAAGGAGATCCTAA